GCGAAAGCAATCGGCGCGTTCGAAATCGCCGGTTTCAGCCCGGCACAGGCCAGCGGCCCGGCGGCAAACATGATAGCCGAAAGCGGCATGAATCCTTTTGCCGTCAATGGTAGCCATTACGGAATAGGTCAATGGGATTCAACAAGGCAGGCCGATTACGCAAAGCTATACGGCCACACCATGCAATCGGTCAAAGACCAGAGCGACGCATTTCAGGAACAGGTAAAATTCTACCGTTACGAATTAACGATCGGATCGCACAAAGCTGTTGGCGACAAACTTCGCAGCACTAATAGCGGATATCAGGCCGGTGTCCTGATTTCCCAAGAAGACGAAAGCCCAAACGATCCAACCGGCAGCGAAGCATCAAGGCGCGGAGGAATTGCGCAATCCTTGTTCGATGCGCTTCCTGTCGTGAAAGACGGCGAGCTTGGCGATGCGCAAACCGGTTCGGCTGGCGCATCGGGTAAGGTCGATTTGAACGTCCACGTCACAGGCGCACAAGTGCAATCGACGCGCGTGCGCACCCAGGGCAACGTAAATCCGCCGAAGATCGCAACCACGAATGTGGGAGGGTCACCGGCACCATGAGCATCTGGCAAGACCTGCTGCTTCCCGCGAGCTACAACGGGGTTTCATTTTCGGTTCGCCAAAGCCGCGTTGTGGCAGGGCGCAAAACCGCGGTGCATCAATATCCATTTAGCGACACAATTTGGGTTGAAGACCTAGGCAAAAAAGGTAGATCCTACAGCTTCGAGGGCTTCATCGTCGGCGACGATTGCTACATCCTAGAAATCGCCATGCTTGCCGCCGTGGAAAAAAAAGGCCCCGGCATTCTTGTTCACCCGTCGCTCGGCATCAAAACCGTGTCCGTAACGGAATTTTCGTCAAGCCAAGACTTCGAACGCGGGCGCTCCGTCAACCTATCGTTCACTTTTTTGGAAGGCACGCAGCAGTCTCTGCTTTCGACGCTCGGCATATCGACCGGTGACGCATCCCTGGACGCGGCGATCAATACCGACGTGGCTTCGGCGGAAGACTTTGCAAGCGACGTTGTAACGGCCTTCGCTATCGGCGAAACGGTCGTGCAGGGGGCGCTAACGGTAGCGAACAACTTCAACGATTTGGTCAATACGCTGATCGCAGACCCCGCGCTGCCCGTGCACTCGGTTGCCGGCATTGTCCCGCCGGCAGGTTACACCTACGGGCGTTACGCCAATGGCGCGCTCGGCCAGGTGCAGACAGGTGTCACGACGGTGGCCGAGGCCATCGCCACACTAACGGCGGCCGTGACCACTGTCACAACTGCCAGTGCTACCCTGTCGGCGGCCGTGGTGGCTGCGGTGCCAGGGCCAATCTCGACGGCATGTCAGGCGCTTGCCGAGGCGGTGCGTGCCGCTGCCATAGACCCTGCAGATCAGGTGCGCCTGCTTACCGACATGGCGGGATACGAGCCAGTCACTATGGCCAGCGGAACGCCCATTGGCGCGGCCGTGCAGGCGGTGCAGCTTGCCACGGCCGCAGTCTGCCGCCGGGCCGCTCTCACGTCCATGGAGCGCGCCTGCGCGGCCTACGCGCCAACCAGTTACAACGATGCGGTCACGCTCAGGGACAACGTAATCACCTTGTTCGACGCGGAAATCCTTGTGGCCGGCGACGCGGGAGATGTGAACAGCTATCAGGCCATGCGCGCATCCAGAACCGCCATCGTGCTTGATCTCAACACCCGAGGGGCAACGCTGCCGAGTCTCATCGAGGTTGTCACGCCAACATCACTTCCCGCTTTCGCGCTCGCCTATCAGCTATACGCTGACGGCAGTCGCGCTGACGACGTGATTGCTCGTGCCGATCCGATCCACCCGGCTTTTTTGCCGATCAGCATGATATTGCTTAGCGCATGAGCGGCACAGACCCCAACGCCGTGAGTATCAAAGTCGGCACGCAAACCGTGTCCGGATGGCAAGATGTGCGGATCACGCGCGCACTCGAATCATGCCCATCATCGTTCGACCTCGGCCTAACGCTTTACCAGCCAGCAACTGCAACGAGCATAGGCATAGTGCCGGGTGATCCGTGCACAATCATGGTCGGAAGCGATACGGTTTTGACCGGATACGTTGATCGATATTACCAGCGCGCATCGGCAGATCAGCACGAGATACGCGTCACAGGTCGCGGTATGTGCCAAGACATGGTTGATTGTTCGGCGCGGTTCCAAACCATGCAACTCAACAATCTAACGTTGGTTGGAGTCGCAAAAAAGCTGTCTCAGGCATCTGGAATCGCCGTCAAAAACCCTGACGGCGACAGCGGCAATGTGCCGCAGTTCAATGTCATCTTGACAGAAACTCCATACGAAATTCTTGAACGCATTGCCAGTTGGGCGAATTTCCTGATTTATGAAAATGCCGATGGCAGCCTGAACATTGCGAAAGTCGGCAGCACGCAAATGGCTTCCGGGTTTACCGAAGGAAAGAACATTCAAAGCGAAGAAGTCACGCTGTCCGTTGATGAACGATACACCAACATGAGCGCAGTCTACCTTTCAACCGCGTTCCTTAATGACAATTCAATTCCCGCAGCAGGATCGAACGAGCCTCCCATTCCTATCATCGGGGGCGCTATAGCGACCGACACATCATTCCCGAAAATGACAAACGGCCAACCGCGCACGAGAAACCTTATCATCTTGTCGGAGCAAACCTCGAATTTACCCACATTGGCGCAGCAACGTGTGCAATGGGATATGGCGAGACGCGTCGGGCGCTCTCAGCGCGTCAACGTCACATGCGATAGCTGGCGCGATAGTGCGGGAACGTTATGGGCGATAAACTCGCTTGCCACAATCAACATGCCTATGCTCGGACTGACGAACAAGACGTGGCTGATTAGCGAAGTGAAGTTCCTCAGAAATTCGGATGGAACGACCGCCGATGTAACGCTTATGCCAAAAACGGCATTCGTGCCGGAACCCACGATTTTGCAGCCTTACGACTTCCAGGTCGGGCAAGAATTGCCCAACGGATCAAACAACATCGGACCGGTGGCGAGATGACGTGGGCGCGTCGAATCGCAACGCATCTGGGTATCGGTCGCGTTTCCGCGCCGCCGAACGAAACTCAGGCCGTGCAATATATCCAAGTATCTCACCAGATCACGGGCGAGGTCCAGGACGGCGTGCCGAGTGTGCAAATCTACGGTCTTGCTGCATCGCCTTTGGTCGGGTGCGACCACATCATTGCCTATGCAGAAGGCGACCGCTCCAAAGGAATAGCAATCGCCAGCAACGACCAGCGATTTCGCCCTAAAAACATGCTACAAGGCGAAGTTATGCTCTATGACAACGCCACGCAGCGCGTGTATTTTCAGTCGGGAACAAAGATCGTCATCAATGCCACGAGTGAAATCGACGTGCAGATCGGCAACGCGCTGGTGATGAAAATCACATCAGGCGGCGTAGCCGTGACCGGCAACATCACGGCAACCGGCGACATCACTGGCGGTTTTGGTGGCAGTGATGTTGTCGAAATGCAGCACCATACACACACTTACATCCCCGGCAGCGGTTCGGCGACACAAACGTCCGGCCCGGTGGCTGGCACATGACGGACATCGCCCTGACATGGAGCACTGCGAACGGCTCGGCGGACTGGGCCATCGTTGGCGGCGACATAGCAACCGGATCGGATTTGCAAACCGCTGTCATCCTGTCCTTGTTCACCGACGCTCGGGCGCCGGACACATACAAGCCCGGATCATCAGACCGGCGAGGCTGGTGGGGCAACAGATACTCGCAAACCCCTTGGGGCAGCTTGCTCTACACTTTAGGTTCGGCTGTGGTCACCGGCCCGACCAGCTTATTGCTGCAAGCGCAATCCTATTGCGAAACAGCCCTTCAATGGATGATAACAGACGGCGTTGCATCCGCCGTCAGTGCTTCGTGCTCGTTTCTAACGAGCACCCTGATGCTTATTGCGGTCACGATCACGGAGCCGTCGCCGGGTCCGTCAACGACTTTCCAGTTCTCTTGGGCTTGGGCCGGGGTAGGGGGATAGATGCCGTATCTGACCCCCAACCTCACGACACTGCAACAACAAGCGCTTTCCGATATTCAGAGCGCAAACATCGGAGACACGTCGGGAAACAAGATCAGCGGACTGCTGCAAAAATCAGTTCTGCGTGTTCTCGCCCTCGTGCAAGCGGCGTTCGCATATCTGCATTTCCGGTATATCGATTACGTCGCGTTGCAGACAAACCCATACACAGCAACCGACGAATACCTGACTGCGTGGATGGCCCTAAAGGGCGTCAACCGCATTGATGCAACCAAAGCCACGGGGGCGGCCACATTCCTAGGCAGCAGCGGCACGATCCCCCAGGGCTATCAATTAAACCGTCAGGACGGTGCGACGTTCTTTGCCACATCGGCCGCCAGCGTATCGGGAACCGCCGTGACGGTGTCCGTAATCGCGTCCGCTGCGGGTTCCGCATCTACGATCAACATTGCTGATCCTGTTTCTCTGTCCAGTCCTATCGCGGGCATTACGGCCACAGGCACATTTTCGGCCGGAACGCAGGTCGGCACCGATCAAGAAACCGACGACGCACTTCGCACGCGCGGCCTGCAAGCCTATGCCGCGCCATCGCAAGGCGGGGCGGCAAGCGACTACGTGGAATGGGCCGAAGAGGTTCCCGG